TCTGCTGTGTTCACCGTGATGGGGCAGGGCGAGTGGACCAGTCACGACCTGCGCAAGCTGGCTCGTACTGGCTGGGCTGACCTGGGGATCGATCACCTGGTGGGCGAGCTGCTTATCAATCACGCCATGGGCCACAACGTGAAGGTGTACATCCAGTCCGACGTCATGGCCCGCAAGCGCGAGGCGCTGGAGAAGTGGCATGCACACCTTGACCAGAAGGGCTTCGAGTCGGTTCACGGCTTGACCGGTGATAGATCAACAGATTCATGGATTCTCTCGCGGGCCGCAGAGCGTGCGGGTTTCGACGGACTTCCGGTATCCACCATAAGCGAGGATTCAAAGTGACAGGGAAGAGCCATGGCCCGGCCTTCAAGAAGGCTGTGATCAGGTTGGCTCAGTGCCCTTTGTGCCGTGGGAGAGCGGTCACTCAGGGAGTGTTTCACGAACTGCCATGCGACCACTGCAACGCCTCCGGCTGGGTAGCAGCCGCAACTGGCGAGGCCCTGACTCTGAATGAACTGGTGACCCAGCTCAGCATGAGGCTGCAGGCCGCGGCACGTCAGATCGAGCAGTTGAAGAAGCCTCGGGCCACCGGCCCGGGTGCGCATTATCAGGAAGGCAACCGGCTCGGCGCCGGGGGCAGCAACTACACCGGGGATTGAGGGGGAAGGACATGATTTACAGCAGCGTACTCGCGGCGGTCGTCTCGGCCCTGGCTGCAGAAGCGATCGACAACACCAGCAAGCAGGCCTGGCAAAAGCTATACGAGCCCGGCAGCGAAGACGGCCACGACATGGCAACCCTGAGCAGGTCGGTAGAGCGCGGCGAAATCAGCCGTATGGATGCTGACTGCTGGGTGTTCGCCAGGCTGCACAGCCAGCTGAAGCCGCGGCACTGGGATGTCCTGGTGGCGAAATTCAGCACTCACAAGGGGCGAAAGGTTCAGTCGATCAGCCGCCTGATCCCCATGGTTGCCTCCCATGCTCCGAAGCTGTTCATCACCAGTGCAGTTACGGCCTGGGCGATCCCGAAGATGAAGGGCGCCGAGGGAAAGCGGTCGAGCGACATGATCGTGTTGCCGGCTCAGTTCTACGATATCAACCGGTGGGACCCGGATGCTCGACCTGAGCGAACTCGCCGCCGCTGGAAGAAGGACATCGAGGACGTGCTGAAGCAGATGGCCGAAGAAGCGCTGGATGCTGCGGCCGACATCCTGAGCTACGAAGGTCTTTCGATGGAAAATGCCGCTTGACATCAAATGGCCGCATGGCCGATTATTTCCCCATCCTGTCATTCCTGCGCGTTGCTGAGGAGTGGCACTACAAAAGCCCGGCCATTGAGCTGGGCTTTGTCGTTTCTGAGCCCTGGCATATGCCGGGGCTTTTTTATGGAGCAGTGCTTATGGCCGAGCCAAGTACCGGCGCCCTCGCAGTGACCGGCGTACTTGCCAGCGTCGGCCTGGGTGCTGCATTTCCTCAGCTGGATCTCGCTGCCCTGGTCGGCGCGTTCGGCGGGGCTTTCTTCTATGTGGTGTTCGCTAAGGACATCAGCACCTGGCGTCGCGTCGGCTACCTTCTGGCCGGCTGGATCGGGGGCTACTTCGGTGCGGCTGAACTGATGGGCCGGGCCTGGACCCAGACCGCCGGCTTCAGCGCCTTTGTCTGCGGTGTTCTCTGCGTGATCACGTTCTCCGGCTTGCTGGAGTGGATGCAGACCGGCCGCATGCCGACCTGGCTGCAGTGGGTCTTCCGCCTGCGAGCCAGGAAGGAGGGTTGAATGGTTGCCGTTATCCAGGCCGCATTGTGCGCCGTCATCTTCGTGATGATCGGCCTGCGCTACCGGCCGTATCCAGATGCCCGCTACAAGCTGGGCATATCGCTGATGGCGTGGGCGGCCTGCGCTGTGACGGGCATGCAGTGCGTCAGCCTCGTTGGCCGCATGGTGATGCGCGACGAGTTCGCCGATGCGTCTTGGTTCAACACTGCGTTCTACCTACTGGCCGCCGTTCTGGTGTGCCGTGCCAAGGGCAACGTGGCCAAGATCGTGCGGATTGACTAAGCACAATGCGACCGATCATTTCGCTTGATAGCAAGCCTGAAGGGTCCTCTGGAACTCCTGCAGCATGATGTGAAAGTTTGCAACGTCTGCATCATTGAAGCCGTAACGACGTGGGAAGTTGATTGATTGCTTCAAATCGTAGACTTGATCGTAGATAGGATTGCACCGGTCGTTTCGTAGACGAACAACGTCGGCTTGCGCTGCTTGCAGCAACGATTGCTGGGATTCGTAGGCTTTTTTCCAATCCCCAATGACATTGTAAAGCCGATCCCTTTCGGCGCTCAGTTCCTGATTCCTCGCAGCCTGGGCTGCTAGAGCAGTGTCTTGCTGGCCGAATTTGAAAGCAACAGTGCCAAGGTGCGTAGCTGCGGTTAAAGCAAGTCCAAGTACTCCCACGGTAAGCCAGCTCGGTCTGTTAGGCATGCAAAGAATCTCGATTTCTGTCAGAGGCTTGGAGTGTAAAAGATTGTGACGACATGTTCAGGCTGCGCCGCACGGCGTGAATGGATTAACAAATGGATGAGGGTCGCCCGTGAACGAGCACGCAATCTCTTTGATCCAGCAGATTCTGGAGCAGGAGCAGAAACAAACCAGCCTGCTGGAGACGATCGCAAGCCAGAACCTGGCCCTGATCGAAGCTCTGGCTGACGATACGGCCGTCGACCCAGACGAACTGCCACGCACGCACTATCTGGACGGTTCGCCATGCCGCTGAGACCGCAACGGCCGTGCAGGGCTCAGGGCTGTCGAACGCTGCACCGGAACGCAAATGGATACTGTGACGGACACGCCGAGCTGGCTGCCGAGCAGGCCAAGGCCTGGGCAACCCGCAAAGGATCGGGTCGGGGTGGCCGTCCCTGGCGCCGGATCCGCGAGCGGATATTGAAGCGTGACCAGTATCTCTGCCTGTGTGACGACTGCGTCAGGCTTGGCAGGATCCGCGAAGCGCACGAGGTTGACCACATCGTGGCCTTGGCTCACGGTGGAACGGACGATGATGGCAACCTGCGGGCGATCAACCGTGATTGCCACAAGGCCAAGACGCAGCGGGAGTCGAAAACGATCAAAAAATGATCGAAAACAGCGGAAATGATACGAAATCTCGTTTCCGGGGAGGGGGAGGGTCAAAAGTTCAGGCCCTTTCGCTCGGACACCGCGCCCTCAGTCGTTTTTTTACACCCGCGAAATATAAAGTTTAATGGAGGCGCCGATGCCAGGGGTTGCCGGGCGCTCCGGCCGTCGCCCAAAACCCACGGCCCAGAAGGCGTTGGCCGGCAATCCCGGCAAGCGCAAGCTGAACAAGGACGAACCAGATTTCGCCCTGGTGACGAACGTCGACGCGCCCGAATGGCTGTGCGAACACGCCACCCGGGTATGGGAAATGCTGGTTCCGGAATTGCTCCGGGCAAAGGTTCTTGCCTTGACCGACATGCACAACGTCGAGGCGTTCTGCTCTGCCTACGGCAACTGGCGAAGGGCACAAGAATCGGTTATCGCCCACGGCATAGTGGTGGCAGGAGCCACTGGCGGGCCGGTGAAAAATCCAGCGCTCACAGCAGCTAACGAAGCGATGCGCCAGATGGTCACCTTCGGCTCGATGCTGGGCCTGGACCCGGCCAGCCGCACGCGGATCATCGGCGGCAACAAGCAGAAATCCACCAACGAGTTCGCAGCCCTACTGAGTTCCTGATGGCCAGAGCCAAGTACACCAACGTCGACAAGGCGATGGCGTGGGCGAAGTCCGTCCTGAAGGGAAGGTTTCCCGCTTGCCGCTTCATCCACCAGGCAATCGAGCGCCACTTCGATGACGTAGCGTCCAGCCGATCGAAGGACTACCCGTACAAGTTCGACCCGGCCAAGGCCGAGAAGAAGCTGCGCCTCATGCAGCTTCTTCCCC